CTTTAATATATTCCATGTATTGTTTCATTTGGCCTTACATCCTGATGATTTCACCAAGATGTATTACAAAAATGGAAAGAAGCCATTTTGGTATTTAACAAAAGATGAGTTTTCTGAGGTCTTATATGTAAGGCCATAATAATAAATATAAATTTATGAATTACGTAAAACCATCAATTAGTATTATTCCAGTTGAAAATATTAATCTACTGTCAGACTCCCGCAGAGATGGAGCAAGTTGGGTTAATAACAATGTAACTGGATGTGACAAGATTGTCACACTTGAGGATTTAGATAAGTCTGATGAGACTTGCCCAGGGAATTAACCCTGGGTAATCCTTAAGTATTATTGATTAGCTGTAGATGGTCTAAATGTTGGTTCGATTCCAATATACAGCACTAACATTACTTGTAGCGAAATACGGACAGTTTTGGCAACCCCTGAGCGGATCTTAACGGTGTATGCAGATACGTAATAAGCCAAGTAATGTTTTATATACGTCTAACTTAGAGTCTTTGAACCATGTTTATACGAAATTTTAAAGTCGTTACGTACGACATAGAGATTTTTCCAAACTGTTTTCATTGTACATGTAAAGACACAGAAACACAAGAGTTATCACTTTTTGAAATATCTAATAGAAAGAATCAGCTAACAGAGTTAGTTGATTTTTTCGTTTCTAAAGACATAATCTTTTGTGGTTACAACAACAAACACTATGATGACGTGGTAATAAATTACATTATAGACCTTCAAAGACAATTGAGTCGTAGAACCTGTCAAGAAGTTTGTAAGTCATTATATAAGTTGTCTAAATGTATAATAGAATCAGAAGATGGAGATATAGAAAGATTCAAGAAATGGAAATATGCAAATAAGTTCAATTCCATGGATCTTTTGACTATGCAATTTAGTTCAAAGTTAAGAGTAGGTCTTAAAGAAATGCAATTAACTATGCACTACAAAAATGTTCAAGAATATTCAGGTTCATTTGATTTACCAATCGAAGACTCTGATATTGACGAAATGATTGCATACAATATAAACGACGTTGAATCTACAACAGATCTATTAAATAGACTTGAAGAAGATATAAAACTTCGTTTGTATATTGAAGATGAATATGGAATACCATGTTTGTCTTTCGATGGAGTAAAAATTGGGGAATCCATCCTTGCTAAACTTTATTGTGAGAAAACAGGCATAGATATAAAAGAGTTAAAAAACACTCAAGAACCTGTTGAGGACATAAAGTTAAAGGATGTGATTTTCCCTTTTATACAATATAAAAATCCGAAATTACAAGACGTTCTCGAAGATATGAAAAAACAAGTAGTTGATTCGCATGAGCGCAAAGGCTATGAGAAGAAGTTTGTTCTCTCAAACTTAGGCTATTCTGTTGGTGTTGGTGGATTACATTCTATCAATAAACCAGGAATCTTCCGTCCTAGCGAGAATGAGTATATTGGGCACAGTGATGTGGCGTCAATGTACCCATCGTTGTTAATTAAATACAACCTTGCTCCCAGTCGTGTAGGAAAAGAATTTTTGCAGGTCTACACTGGCGTTTACAACGACAGAATTTATGCAAAACATAATCAACAGAAACTTAAGGACAAGACACTAAAGCTTGCTCTTAACGCTGTGACGGGGAAAATGCAAGAAGAATCAAGTTGGTTATACGATCCGTTTAACGTCTTCCGAATAAGAATCAATGGACAGTTGATATTACTTATGTTAATAGAACGTTTGCTGGAGTTAGATTGTAGGATCATACAAGCTAACACAGATGGTGTTATGTATGTAGCTAAGGAAGAGAATCGTAATAGAATTCAGGAAGCTATTACAGAGGTAGAAGCTATTACACAACTTGTATTTGAAAGCAATGATTATGAAGCGTTTTATCAGTACGCAATTAATGATTATTTCGGTATCATTAAGGGATACTCTGAATCCAAAGACCCTAATCTGATAGAAAGGAAAGGAATGTTTATAACCGAGACCAAGCTTGGGAAAGGACTAGCACCAGTCGTAATTCCTAAAGCGGTTATAAATTATTTTCTTACAAAACAACCAGTCAAAGAGTTTATAATGTCTGATAAAGATATTAAAGACTTTATGATTGGACAACGCGTAGCTAAAAAGTTCGAGGTATATCACGGAAGTGAAAAAGTACAACGAATAAATAGGTTTTACGCATCTACAAATGATTATTATTTATTCAAGAGAAAATATAATGAGAAGCTGAAAGAGTTTGAGTTTTCTTATCAAGGTAAAAAATATGATGTTAGAAAATATACAGACATAAATCTTTTAACAGAATCAGGAGTTACTATCTTGAATACGTATGACGAAAAGCCTATAGAGCATCGCCATATAAACTATCAGTACTACATCTCCAAAGCAAGTAAAATTATTAGTGAGCTTACGAGTGTACAACTGAGTTTGTTTGACGATCAGACTTGTTAACCTAAGAGTATAAAAGTATGATTATTGAATTAAACACAAAACTTCTGGATTATCCAGATAAATTAAATTTAAATCAATTAGTCTTCCTAAGTATGGTATTGGATAAGAATCAAAAATCTAATAATCAAGACGTCCGCAAAATTGTCAGCCTAATTAGCGACGACGAAATATCATACTTAATCGAACAAGGACTTATTACCTCGATAGAGAGAGGGAATTCAATTACATATCAAGAATCTGAAAAGCTTACAGCTTATATCGAACCAGATCGTAGCTATTTTGATCAGTTTTACGATATGTACCCAGTTTATACTGTTCGTCCAGATGGAGAAAAAGTCTATCTTAGAACGAATAAGAATAAATGCAGAAATCTTTATAACTCCTATGTTAGTAAAAGCTATACCAAAGCTGAACATATTAACAAATGCTTAGTTAAAGAACTTGAGAAGAAAACTAAATTAGGCAAAATAGGATATATGAAGACTATGTGGAGATGGTTACAAGATCATCAGTGGGAAGAAATTGAAGAAGAGATGCTGAATGAACAGCAAGAGCAAAATACAGAGACATATGGAACAGAACTTATCTAATTTGATACGTCCTATGTCTGTAGTTGCGAATGAAGCTGTTCAATATATTGCAGGCAGACGTGAACATAAAATCGTCAGCTTAAAAACAAGATGGAATAAGTTTAACAAGCAGTGTATGGGTGGAATAGAACCTAACACTGTGCTTACCATTGCAGGTATCTCTGGAAGTGGAAAGAGTTCATTTGCGAACTTAATTACCACAGACGTGATTGATTTAAATGAATCAGAAGATGTTATAGTACTTAACTTCTCTTTAGAGATGGTTGGTTTTAGGCAGGTTGGAAGGACGCTCTCAAATAAGCTAAGAAGAACGACTTCGACTCTGTATAGTTCTGAAAAGGACCTGGATGACAATACCTTCAGAATGGTCATATCGGTAACCAATAAGCTAAAGGAGTATCCTATTTACTTTGTAGATAGTCCTACTACTCCCATGCAAGTTAAGGACATAATATTTCAGTTCTATGATACGTATGTTAAAGGAACTAACAAGCATTTCTTGATAGTATACGATCATGCGTTACTAACAAAACAAGTAGGCTCTGTATTAGAGACTATAAGTGAGTTAGAAAGGGTGTTCATACAAGCTAAAAAGCTACCAATGACAAGCATTATACAGCTTGCTCAGATGAACAGAAACATAGAATCTTCTGAGAGAATAAACAATCCGACAAGTCATTATCCTATGAGAAGTGATTTGTCATCATCAGACGCTATATTTCAAGCAAGCGATTACGTTTGCGTTATACATAGACCAGAGATATTGGGCATCCAAGAATACGGCCCAAATCATTTACCTACTTCTAATAAGGTATACATACACATGTTAAAGAACCGTGATGCGGGAAAACCATGTATACTTGAATTCGAGAATGACCTAGCGTTCAATAATCTGATAGAAGTATAAGCGTCTATTGTATCACATTTTTAAGGCTGAAATTTTATGAATACATATACTTTTAAAACTAGCAACAACAATAACAACAATACTAAGAAGTTTTTCACATTTTCCTTTCTCAAGAAGAATAAGCCAACAGACTATTCTAAGGTTCTTGATGATATTATTCTTGACAATCTAATGGAAACGAATCCGTATCTTAAGGATTACAAGACTAAGCAGGAAGATGCGAAGATTTTTGAGGCTAGTACTGCTTCACTGAAGGGCAACGAGTTTGCAGAAGCAGCATCATTCCTTGCTAACTATAGCAAGAAGAACACCTTCCCGTTTATTTTGGGTAAGGTTTACAAGCTTGCGGGCAATATTCCCGTTATCTTCTATGATGACGAGATTCAGATTGACCGTGACATTTACTCATACGATGATTTCGAGAATCTTGCATTCTTGAATACGTTGAGTGCTCCAAAGAAAAAGATCATTATTGATATTTACACTAATAGTCACAATATCAATATTGAGATTAATAAATAATCTAAAACCTAAGAGTTAATGATTACATTACCTACATCTAAAGTTCCAGCAGTTTCAGTTAATCCACGTTTCTTAATTATCTATGGTCGTCCAAAGTCTGGTAAAACATCAGCGTTGGCACAGTTAGAAAATAACTTGATCATAGACTTAGAGGGTGGTTCTACGTTTATTGATGCTATGGCAATACAATGCCGTAACATTAGTGACTTAGGAGAAGCCGCTCAAGCCATTAGAGCTAAGAATAAAGAAGTAGGGCATAATTTCTATAACCGTATTACAATAGACAATGCTACTCGATTAGAGGAGATTTGTTTAAGTTATGCTGCTACTTTATATCGTCAAAGTCCAGTTGGAAAGAACTGGAAGGGAGACGACGTTCGTACATTACCTAACGGTTCTGGCTATTTCTATATTAGACAAGCGGTACGTAAGGTAATTGACATGTTTAAAGAGTTATGTGACGAGTTCATATTGGTCGGACATGTTAAAGATGTACAAATTGATAACAACGGAGAAGAGTTGTCAGAAATGGCACTCGACTTAGTTGGAAAGCTTTCTGCAATTATATGCGGAGAAGCTGATGCGGTAGGTCTTGTTTACCGAAAGGGAAATGAGACTCATATAAGTTTCAAAGGAGGAGATGGTTCTATTAAGGAGGCCCGTGCTCCACACCTAAGAGGACAGGATATAGTCATCGCTGAAGGAAACGATGATGGAAGCATAACAACCTATTGGGATAAGGTTTATAAGGATTAATCCCTATTATTTTAAGAAGTTATAACTCAATAAAATTAAGAAATTATGTATAGTACAAGTACAGCTGTTACAAATAATAACGAGTCCAACAGTTCTTATATGCCAGTTGGTATTAATGAGAACGTAATCTTGAAATCTGTAGAGGCTAAGAAGTCTCCAAACGGTCATGATTTCCTTGAAATTATATTCGAGGATAGCGAAGGTAAAACTGCAACTATGACAGAATGGAAGAACGAAAAAAGCATGTGGGTTAAGACTGACGAGGATTTACAGCGTCGTGATAACTTACAGTTTGGTCGAATCATGCAGGTAATCAATTGTTATTTCCCTAAGATTGAAGGTGAGTTTAATACTTTCAAGGAGATGATAGATTGGGTTCAAGCTACACTCTCTCCTATGGTAGCAACTAAGAAGGCTTTACGTCTAAAGGTTGTTTACGATAAGAATAACTATACTCAGGTATCTAAGAACGGTATCTTTGTTGAGCCTATGGATAAGGCTGAAACAGAGATTAAGAAGTTCTCTCGTGACAGTTTTGAGCGACAGGTAGTCGCAGATGTTGAGAAATCAACAGATCCTCTTGCTTCAGCTACAAACACTGATAGTACTCAGGCATCAGGTGGTGACGACCTTCCATTTTAATGGTAAATAGTCACTGGTGGACAAAATCCAACAAGGACAGTTTTGAGGTTCTGTAAAAACCTCACACGGGATATATGGTAGTGTGCTTTTAGCCATAGTTTACACACGGAGAGTTCGACTCTCTCCTATCCCACATACAAATCGAACAGCAATGACGTGTAATAAGGTTATTCCTACGTTAAGTATAATTTTTGCTCTGATACGGAGAGGGAGCGTTCGATTTAAGGCCATTTAGGAGCGATTTAAGACGTTTAAGCATAGACTTTGATGTAGTTGTTAAGAGAAATGGTTTAAGACGCTTAGAACGCAAATAAATGGCCTATATTGGCATTTTGGAAGTATATAATATGAGTAGCACTGGCAGTACGTGAAATGCGGTATTATACCAAGATTAAAAGCAAGCATGCAATATTATATATAAAGGTTCGATTCCTTTATGCCAACTTAAATAGAATGTAATTTAGTTACAAAATAAAACTTATATATAAGTACCGAAGGCTTTTAAGCTGAAATAAACTTATTGAACAGTGTTAGCTGCACGCGGTACTTATTACGATGGTATATCAACTGGAAGTTGACATCACTTAATTGGGTTGGCGCAATACTGAGGAGGTTCGAGTCCTCCACCATCGACACTAACAAGAACTTATAAGTCAAATGTATAGTACAAAAACAGCAATTACAATGAGTCTTAAAGACTTGTTGTCTATGTTGGATGATGAAAGTATCTATACATACTACTTAGGTAGTATAAAAATAGGGAAACTTATCAATAGTCCATTAAGGAATGATGACAAGAATCCCTCTTTTGCTATATTTCGTGGTAAACAAGGCGGATTATTCTTCAAGGACCACGGTACTGGAGATGGAGGTAATGCTCTAAAGTTCGTTAAGTTAATCAAAGGAATAGAAACAAGAGAAGAGTTTGAAAGAGAATTACTGAGAATAGTTCGTAAAATGAATCCTAATATGTCTATACGTCAACAGGCTTACACCCAAAACGTAAGCAAGGTTATGGATATAGGAATCGTTAGACAACCATTCACAGAAATAGATAAAAGATATTGGAAGCAATTCCATATCTCACTTGATACATTAAAGAAATATCAAGTGTTTAGCATTAAATACTTTCTTTGTAATAGAGTCGTCAGAGGAACCTACAAAGAAACTAATCCTATGTATGCATATAAGGTATATGATAGATTTAAGATTTATCGACCTTTAGCATCCAAGTATACTAAATGGCGTACTAATTTGACAAATGAGTATGTTCAGGGATTAGCCGAGTTGCCTAAGGATGGAGGAGATCTCTTAATAATAACTAAGTCTTTAAAAGACGTTATGTGTTTATATGAGATGGGTTATAATGCAATCGCAGCTTCAAGCGAAACAACATTTATTCCAGATAATATTATTAAGTCATTGAGGAGTAAATGGAAACATATACTTATACTATACGATAGAGACCAAACAGGAATGTTAAGAGCTCGTAAATATAGTAAAGAGTATAAATTTGATGCTTTCTTCGTTCATAAGAAGTTTAAATCGAAAGACATATCTGATGCAGTAAAAGCTAATAGTTTTAATACTGTTAAAGATTGGCTTTCACAAACATTAAAGAAGTATGGTTGAAACATTGATTCTAGCCTTTTTATTCGGAGTAATTGGTGGATTGGTAAGTTATAACTTATCATACAACATATCACCAACTATAAAGATGAAAAACGGGCGCATACGATATATAGACTGTGCGGATACAGAGTATGTAACAATAACTGATAAAAGTGGCAATGAACTACTTAATTCAGGATTTGCTAAGAACAAAAATGGTATAAACTTTGTAGAATATGCCACAAAAGTCTAAAGGGAGAGTTAGGAATGCGACTAAGGTCGATAAGTATGGTTTACACTTTCGTAGTAAGCTCGAATGCTATACTTATGAAGCTTTTATGAATGCTGGAATACCAGTAGAATATGAGCCAAAGCATTTCACTCTCTTACCAAAATTCGAGTACAATCAGGAGAAAATACGAGCTATGACATATCTACCAGATTTTATAGGAAAAGGATTTGTTGTAGAATGTAAAGGACTGATGGGAGATAGCTTCCCGTTAAGATGGAAGTTATTCAAATACTACTTGAAACAACACAGAAGTAAAATGAAGTGTTATCTTGTGAGAAATCATAAGCAGGTAGACGAAATGATTCAAGAACTTTTAAGTCAAAAGAATTATGGAAAAGAAAAACAGTAATAGTAAGTTTATAAAAGTAGGCAATAGCATTTCGTTTAAGTTTAATACGGATGGATTAGATTATAACCTACAACCTGGAGTAGTTTACACTGTAAGCTACGATAGCTATGAAAATAAATTTACATTATATGAAGCACCTAGTCTAAAACTACCAGACGAAGTGTATTTAAGTGAAAGCGATAATAAGTTTATTAAAAAGATACTTAATCGCTTTGATAAGTCTAAAAACGAAGTTACTGGTGTCATGCTATCTGGACTAAAAGGTTCTGGTAAGACTGTGATGTGTAAGAAAATCGCTTTAGACTCAAATCTTCCTATTATTTTAATAGATAAGTCTATTCATCCAAAAGCTTTATGTAGGTTATTTAACTTTATTGAAGATATAGACGTCTGCGTAGTCATTGACGAAATAGACAAGTTAGGTGAAGATTATGACGATAGTTATCTTTTGAAGATTCTTGATGGTATTAACTCTTCTGGAAGGAAGTTAATGCTATTTACATGTAACAGTGATGATATGATTAGTGAATTTCTTATAGACAGATGTTCACGAATCCGTTACTGGAAAGAATTTGATGAGATGAGTAAAGATTTAATCAAATATATACTTGAAGACCGCCTTGATGATAAAGATGAAGTTAAGTCTGTATTTGATTTTATTACAAGTCGATTTGGTTGTATTAGTTTTGATAATGTTAATTCATTTATTCAAGAAGTAAATGAAAATCCTAAGGATACGTTTGAAGAGCTATTTAATGACATGAATTTATCTGTAAAGTAATATGGAGATAACTGTACCTTACTACGAGGACATGACTCGTATAAGTAACTCTAACATAGGCTGGTTCTTGAAGAAAGGGCCAGCCTATTTACATTCTATGCTAACAGGTAAAGCTGAAGGTGAAACAGGTCGTCAGTTAGCTCGTGGAACTATGATTCATGAGTATCTGTTACAGCCCGAAGAATTCCATAAAGACTATGTTGTATGGGATAAAAGTAGACCTCTTTCTCCACAACAGGAAGAGTTCTGTCGGACACTTGCACAGAGTGTTGAAATAGAGCCAAATAAAGCCGTTATAAGCGCATATAGAGCGTGCTATAAGGGTTTACCCAAGTCAGATGATTTGGTGCTCTCTAAGGCTCTTAAAATGGCTGATACGTATTCTGATTATATAGAATACCTTAAAGCAAACGATAATAGAGAATTAATATCTCCATATGATGCAAATATGCTTATGGAGGTGGCTGAAAACATTCAGAAACATAAACTTGCGTCTAAGTTACTTAAGAATGAGTATGTTGGGCAAGAGGACGAACTTCATCATGAATTCCATATAAACTGGAGTATGTGTGGAGTTAAATGTAAATCGTTACTTGATAGTGTACATTTTGATTTTAAGAACAAAGTATGTACTTTGATGGATTTAAAGACAACTGTAAACATAGGTTGTTTTGAGGAATCTATGAATCATTATGACTATTTAAGGCAATTGTGTTTTTACAAACATGCTTTAATGTGGTATATCATAAATGAGTTAAAGGAAGAGCCTAATAATGACTGGACTTTTAAGTATTACATTATTGGTATAGACACAACTGGAAGTAACGAGATACGTGTTTTTGAATTTACTGATATACAAGTCGATAGTAGATTAGATACTATTATGGACGTGTTAGAACAAATACGCTGGCATCAGGCTAATGACAAGTGGGAACATACGCTTGAGTATTATACCGGTGATGGCAGTGAAAAATTGAACCTATGAGTCATTTTGAAAAGATACTAATACCTTTCCTTGATAAGGATATGTGCAAAATAGATTTTACTAGTTCAGCTGGATTTGTTGATGCGTATGAATATGATGAAGACAGTCCAAATGATAAAAGAAATATTTATCTAATGTATGACTTAGAAAAGTATAATTTGTACACACAAAGTAGGGCTTCAAGATTTGAGTTGTCATCAAACCTAATAAAGTCTTACACAAAAATAATAGATAACAAACCTTATATAATCTATTATTTCCACATCAAGGAAAAGTATAAGAAATTCTTTGATGGTATAATAAACTTAACACATGAACAAAAGGTAGCCATTTTGCAATTTTGGGGCCCTTTTGATGACACTGTTAAGTTTGTCCTTGCTAATTCAGCTATACAGTTCACTGATAGCAAGGGTATACCTTCAGAGGATTATATAGAACAAATAAAGGGGATTACTGTGCAAAAAGCTGCATAGTAACCCCCTTTTTTATTTTTAATCATTTGCCTATTATCCTGTTTATTGCGACATTAAATTCCTCCAAAGTCTCCCATATCACCGAAATCGTCTGCTCCTCCGAAATCATTCATATCACCAAAATCAGAACTAGGTTTATAACTGTTTTTCTTCTGTTTCTTTTCTTTCTTAAAGTTGATGCCATACATATTCATATACCAATCAATCATATTGCCATAGAAATACCTATTGGATTGTATACCATTTTCCGTAAAGCTAGTAACTAAGTTATCTGGTATACCAAATAATTTTGACCACAACTATTCACGTTTTGTAAAGCCTTTATATTTACCACTCTTTTTGATAACCTAATCCATTGAAGGGTCATTAGTTATACTGCCTACAGCAAGGCCGTATAAAGAACCACTTATATCATTAAATCCACTGTTTAATACAGACATTTCGTGAACAACATCAAGAGCTTCTTTTGGATTTTGCTATGAAATCTTAGATTGTAATGTTCTTACCTGCATAGCATCTAGAGAACTTAAATATAGTTTTCTACCAATATAATCTTCACTAAACCATCTTGGAATATCCTATATATTATCAGGTCTCTAATGATGTATACTTGTGTTACGTATAACGTTAGCTTCCTCATAATCATGATACTTTTTATAGCCAGCAGTCATTGCGATTAATACAACCATAAACGCAGATATTAATAACCACGAATTCTTATCAACTGTTGAAAGTTTTTCATTTCCAGCCTTGTTAAAATCCAGCATTAAAGAATATTTTAGTTTATTAATCATTGTACTTATTGTTCTATACATTCCAAGTAAAACCTAATCCTAAGATGTTCCTGTTTCGTAGTTATAAGAGAATGCTCTTTCTCGTTGAGACTACGTTCTCTTGTCAAGTATGCTTTTACCACTAACATGCTCTTTACCATTTGATATTGATACGTCATCTTTACTAGTAAATGTTCTTATTGATACATCATCAGAACCAGCTAATAAGTTCTGAGCTACTTGTAACAACCAACCACGCATAGCACCCATATACTTTCCATATTTATCATCTTTGTATATAGGTCTATCACTTCCAGGGTTTATACCATTTATAAGTCCTTGTCTAAGTTGTGCTTTAGTGTATACACTTCCAGCTTCAAGTTCTTTAGTAACATAATCTTTGAACTATGGCTTAACTGTAAGCTGATGTGTGAATACATCATATTTATAAGCGTCTCTTAACGTATTGAAACACTTCATGTGAGCTATGGCACCTTCGCGTTTAGTTCTACCAGCATTCTTAAAAGCATACATGAGTTTATACCTAGTATAGAATCCAGCTGGAACTTTGTCATCACCTTTGTAGAATCTACAGTTAGATAGATATTGAGATAATAATAAACTATTGTTAAAGTAGTCTAGAGCCTCAAATCCTATCATTAAAGCAGACTTAAAGAATTTAATAGTTCTACCAGTATTTATATTTCTAAACTAGTCTCTAAATTCACCTTGAGAACCAAATCTCTGCATAAGTGCAGACTATTTGTTATTTGGTAAGGCTACACCATAGTTTAGAATTTGTGGAATCTGATACATTATACACCTAATAGCAGAATCAATCATATCTCTAGGTGTTGCGTACTTCCATGATATAACATCTTGAACCTATCTTGTTATTGAATCATACCAACCAGTAGCGATTGACATGAAGTTAAATCCAAGAATGTTTAATGTCAACATATTAGTTAATTGGTTTGACAGCTTTTTAAGAATTGTCTTTCTTTTATTTTGAAGTGTATTCTAATCGAAATCGGACCTGTTATCATATACATGTGCATCCATCATATGTTTGAACATCTTTGATGAATTTTTAGATGATGTAAACTTGTATGTATTACCATACTGGTCAACACCTCTATTATTATCATCCATAGCCTATTGATATGTCTCTATAATAGGCAATATCTATGACTTGTTCTTATAATTAGCTGCTTGTATTATATATGCTATTGTAGCCTAAACAATATCTTCTGATATGTTCTATTTATTTTCAATATTTTCAAATCTTATATTTAAATCATTTGCAGATGTAGTACCATCTAACTGTAGCCTATATTCATCTTTAGACCTTATGTAATCATCGTTATTGTTTATATCTGTCCAAGCTTCCCATAGATTCTTCCACGTAGTCTTAAGACCTATATTTAGTACGTTTGAGAATATCTGTGAAGCGGTCTTACTTTGTAATGCAAATTTATATGACTTATATTGTCTACCATATATTTGTTGACGAGCTTCATTTGTAGCCTAAACTAATAAGTCGTATAGCTACTTCATCTCTTTATCATCTTCTAGTTTCTGATAGTCGTTGTTCTTATACATATCAATCTTAGGCTATTCTGATTCGTGTAGATTATCATCATAATCCTTATTGATTAAATTTAAAGAATCATCTATATCACTCTTTTTGGAGAATCTACCAGTTGGTACTATCTTAAATCCATCATATGGTATAAAAGTACTAAATATGCTAAGAGGAACTTCTTTTATCTGAACGCCAGATTTTGTGTTTACTGTTTTTCTTATAGTAAACATTTGAGAAATTAAATCTCTTATTTCTATTTCTGACTTAGCAGATAATATAACTGGGTCTCCATTTTCATCTGTACAGTTTAATAGTTCACCATCATTCTATAAAGCATAATCAACATACTGATCAACTACAACATCAAACCATGTTTTAAATATTATTTTTCTAGAGCCTTCGTCATTTCTACTATTTAACTTTACTATTGATAAATATTGCTATCTAGTGTATTCATTTCCATTTGTGTCGTAATAAATACCATTTTTAGAATATGGTATCATTTCAGTTTTACCACTCTAGCCAAGCCTTTCAGCTATCTATTGAGCATTATTTTTATCTAATGCTGGTGTCGAGTCATAATAAGCCTAATCGGCTTCTTTGTATCTCAACCAGAAGTCTGTATTAGTAGATATTTTCTCAATGTTTACACTAAGCGGGTCATTTTGAGTCCTGACAACCTTTAATAAGGAATTCCTTATCATCTGCCACCTTAAATCATGTTCAGAGTGTGGTAAGTCTTTAAATATGTTAGGGTCTACTTTGAATTGTGAGTTGAAGTAAATAAATGCATTCTTCTTATCAGGGTCTTCTATTTTGTTAGCCTCTTCCCAGAATGACTTTTCATCATAATCAGACTTTAAGTTTTTAGCAAGCCAATTATTCCAAGCCTATATTTCAAATGCCGTTCTCATTTCATCATCAGACTTTGGGTCTCCAATTTCATCATAAGGCTGTGACAAATCGTCAAGTTTGTCCTACCACTGTTTTAATGATCTCCTCTCATTGTTTGATAACAACTCTGGGTGAGAATAACCAGTTTCTGGGTCAACAGTTTTCTTAAGGTAAAAGTTTATATTCTACTAAATATAATCCATCTTCTATATAGTTGATGGTCTTAACCCATGACAATCTTTTGTATATTTATCTTTGTAGTTATAAGGCTAACTAAGCCTTTCTACGTAGTAACGAGTTGTATAAGGTCTATCGTATATTTTACCTTTAATTGCCTCTAGTTTTGTTAGATACTTTACAAATATAGATGTTTCATAGTCATCCTCATCATAAGCATTACCTCTATCAGAGCTTCTAACATACGTATTTAAGTCATCATCCCATATATAATGAAAACCATATGTCTTATCAAAATAATCATGTAGATTCTCAACTTCTTTTTGGAAGTCATATAAAGCCTACCCGTAGTTTCTTTCACGTATAAAATTACCACTTGGAAATTTACTACCATTTTTATCAACTATGTATTCTATCATTTTCTTTTGCCAATTTGGGCTAAAGAAATTAACTGGGTGCTTTAATACAGAATTTAATTTATGATAAGCTGTAAGTATTTCATTTATTTTTGGAAGCGCATCAACACGTGTGCTATGTTCTGATATTTGTATCATATGAAATACCTGCTTAATAATAGGATTATCAACCTAAGAATTATTCATTACAAAGGCTTTAAATGCAGAAATATCTTCATGCATCATGTTTCTATGAAGCCAATCCTTTAGAACCTCTTTCATAGTTTCTTTGTCCTACGTTTCAGCTGTAACATACTGGTCAACATACTAGTCAACCATTTTGTCAGATACTGCATACAATGCACTTTTATACAACTTATTAACATTATCAAGAGACTATCTTAACTCCTTTATATTTATTGCATCTTCTGGCGTTAATTCCCAAGAACTAACTTGGCTGAATACCTTATCCATCAATGCGTTGTAGAATCTTATATTATCCTTATATAGTCTATATAGAGAAATAGTAGATACATTGGAGAATGGTTCTTCTGTCTAAGAATTTTTATATAAATACCCAAGCACTGTATTATAGTTCTAAGGTTCTAACGTCTATGCATCAAATACCCCAATAGTTTGTAAAGCAAATTTTATCGAGTTAGATAAAGCTAATGCGTCACTCTCTTTATTTAATGATGTTAGACGCTCATGTATCTTATTCCACTGGATAGTTTGTTTTTCGTTCTTATCCTACATTTTAGCATATGTTTTATCAAGAACTTTAAACATATTAAAAAGTTGTTTTCTTCTACGAGTCTATTCAGATTCAGTATTGTTTGATATGTTTTTTCTAACATCATCATCACTAAGACTACTTATATTGAAGATTACTTTTTTCTACATAAGTATGTCTGTTAGATTCTCAAATGTTACATAATCTTGAATATCTCCAACCTCAGCAACAAACTTATCTATATCACTCCTAAATGTTAATGAGTTTTTGAAATAGTTTGTTATTGTAGCAAAAACTTTCTTAACTATAGACTTAAGTTTACTATCTCTATCTAATGCAGCTGTAGCATAATATCTAGCTAGTACTTTAGTTACTAATTCCTCATCTTGGTGTAATGCTCTTCCATTGTCATCTACGTATATAGACTAAACCTCTTTAGAAAGCGATTTAAAGGCATTTCTAGCCTCTCTAAGGAGCTAATTATACAAAGATGGGTTATCATGCTTGATGTTATAAATAAACGCGTGTAAGAGCTCCTCTGCGACTATTTCAGTAGAAACTTTACCGCTTCTAAGATATATAGTGTTTCCAGTAACCATAGCGTTATCATATACAGTCATCCCAGCTGGAGAACCCTATGATGATTCTAACCATTTTACATTAAACTTAACACTAAATACTTCATTTAGATTATTTATAATATCATCTATCTTTTGCCTATCTTTTATAGATGTTTGCTTAAGATAATCAAACTAACCATCGTTCTATTTACTACTGAATCTTTCAGCACCAGTCTTCTCGTCAGTCCAATGACCAAGCTTTAAATCAAATTTAGCATCAAGTATTTTTTTAATTCTACTTGCAGCATTCTTTCTTTCTGATTTAGGATATTGGTTTGAGTAATCTTCTGCAAACCTTACAATAGACCTCACATCTCTATTTTTATAACTCTTTGGCTTTAGATTATCCTATATGAACTTTTCAGTAATAACCTTATCGCCATTGTTATCAGTCTTTAATGCATCGTCTATAATAGCGTATGCTTTGAGTCTTATAGCTTCTTTCCTATTACCACCAGTAGCAACAAGTAATTTATCAAATAAGACAGAATGAGCCCCATTTGGAGCTCTATCTATCCCATTTCCATTATTAGCTGACCAAATATGATAGGCAGCCTTTTCGCTTGTAGCTTGTACTATTTCATTAAAATCCCTAGCTACATCAGGATGTTTTAAATTAGGACATATTATCATAATTAATCAGTTTTATTGTTTTTTACAATGGTCCATATTTGACTAATCGAACTTAGAGTCATCAAACACTTCATCATTGTTAAATGTATTCTCATATACTTGTTTAATAGCATCCTTACCATCTTGATTAAGCTATCTAGTACCAATACCAGCGAAGTTCTTAGTTAGTTTTGGAACGCCATTATAAACCTACCATTTACCACCAATATTTGCAAACCATTGCTTTCTTACCTAATCATAAATGTAAACAGGTTTACCATCATCTATAGCCATCTAAACTGCCCATCCTGTACCACCATCTACTATACCGTTATTAAGTTGTCCTACTGCAAATATAGCGTCAGCGTTCTTAACTTGCGCATAGTTTCTTGATAATAAATTCATGTAATTATCTGGTCTACGATGAAGAGTTTCATTAGCTTTCATAACATGCTCTTTACCTTCTTCAAACTACTCTTGAGTTATCTAATGGTTTCCATTTGGTGTTTTAGCACCATAGTAGTAATGTTCTGATACAACGCCATATTTTTCACCAATTGCACCCCAGTAAGAATCAGAGCCAACAGCTCCACTGGAATGGTTTACATAATAGTTTGGTTCGTAATCGCTATTTTTAATCAAACCATTATAAATCCAAGCGTTACTAAAATATATATTGTTTGGTATAAGTCCAGCTTCTTTGAACATATCAGCCATTTCTATACCAGTATATCCGTTAAGTGAAGACTATTCTACATTTGTATAAGCTATTGCAAACTTTTTGTTTGGATTCTATTTTGCAGTTT